CTCATGCTTTGCAGCTTGAGCGCCTTGGTCTTGGTCGCCGGGGATCCGGCTTTGTCGTCGCTGTTTTCCGTGTCGAGCTCGACGCTGTGGGAGATGCCGTTGAGTGCGGCGATCCTCTGGCTGGAGACGCCCCACGTCTTGCCGTTCCACGATGCCATGACGGCCATGTCTATCCCTCCTTACTGTGGGCCAGAAGTGGTGCCGCCTCGGCTGTCTGTGTGGGTGTGGCCGGTCAGGCTGATGCCCGTGGCTGTCACGTCTGCCGACGGGACGCTGATGCCCTTGTCCTGCATCGTGAGCGCGCCCTTCTTGACAGTGATGTCGCCCGGGACGATGCCGTCCCACTCTCCGTCCATGCGGGAGAGGATGATGCCGGTGCCGTCCTCGAACATAGCGTAGGCGACTTCTGTGCCGGGGGTCAGGTTTCCCATCTCCCCGCGCAGATACCACGGGATCGTCAGCGGCCGCGTGACCATGCTGTCGGCGGTGCTCGGGAGCACTCTGGCCGTGGTTTTGTCTCCGTTTCTGTCGGCCTTTCCCTCCACGCTGGAGATCTTGCCCTTCTGGATCATTTGGTTGTTGCTGTTCATCAATATCCCTCCAGTGGCTTGCGGAGGTATAGCTTGCTCCGCGTCTTGACGTAGTCGTGCCGGATCCGGCTGATGAAGGCCGTGCCGTCCCACGACTTGACGCCCTCGGTCGCCAGCGTGACCACAGAGCCCGCCGCATAGTCTCGCAGCAGCGAGCCCGTCCAAAGGGTGCCGACGGTCGCGTTTTTGTTGGCGTCCCGGAGCAGGCCCTTGGCGAAGCGGTCAGCCTCGCTCTGGTCGGTCATGCGGAAGGGCAGGATCCGGCGCAGCACCTTGTCGCCGCCGCTCGGGGCTGTGAAGGTGCCAGTCAGGCCGCCGTTGACGGCTTCGGCCGAGCCGTAGGCATTGGTGCCCTCGTCGCGGTACTCGAAGTCATTGGCCGGGGTGATGGTGATGGTGTCGACGGGCTGCTGGCCTTCCATGCGCGCCTCATCGTAGACGACCAGCTTTCCGTCGTACACCAGAAACGCCGCGCCCTCGAGGGTGCAGCGGTTCTGAAAAAATGCGAAGTCCGCGAGATTGTTCTGCTCGACGTAGTCGTAGGTCTGGTCGGTGATCCCGTAGGTCTCGAGCGTCAGGCCGTGACGGCCGGCGATCTCTTGGGCCAGTTGCAGGAACTTGACCTTTTCCCACGATTTGCTCCGCTTATCCTTCGCAGACTGCGGGACGGAATAGGCCCGCAGGGTGATGATGCCGGACTCGGGGACGACGCTCTCGACGAACATTTTGCCCGTCTTGGCAGCGCCGTCCTCGATGGCGATGGTGTCGCCCTTCTTGGGGTTCCACGAGTCCCACAGCTCGCGGGTGTCGTTGAGCTTGAGCAGCAGCTCGTCGCTCTGCTTTTCGGCGTACATATCGTGATAGCAGCGGTGGACGCTGATGTCCGGGTAGATGTCGA